TCGAAACGACGTGATGAGCCTCATCGAAAAACAACAGATCCGGCGGATTTATTATGCGGTGCAACCGCCGCGTGAGCGTCTGCACCATCGCTATTTGCACCGGCTCCTCGGTGCGCGGCCAGCCGGGTTGAATCCGCCCGTGCGGCACGCTCATCTCGGAGAGCGACCCGGATAGCTGGGTCAGCAACTCGTCCCGGTGAACGACGAGGATGATACGATTGCCGCGCGCCGCCGCGTGATAGGCGACATAGGCCAGGATGACGGCCTTGCCCGACCCGGTGGGCGCCACGATCAGCACGCGGCGGTTGGCGCGGAACGCCTCGCGGGTATGCCCTACGAGCGTCTCCTGGTAGGGCCGGAGATCAAACACCAGCCTCGCCGCCCTGCGGGGTGTCCGTCATGGCGCCCAGTTCGCCGATCGGGATCATGGGTCGCACCGGATCAGCGGCGCCTGCCCGGAGCCGCAACAATCGCACGACCAGAAGAGATAATTTACCCCGGCGACGGGCCGCGCTTCGATACAGGCGCCCTCCTCGAACCAATCGAAATCGATCACCGAAATACCGCGATGTTCGCCGCTGATCTCGACGCGCGAGCCTCGTTCAGTGCGGTAGTTTTCGGTCGTCATGGCATCTCAACCGCCAGCGCGGCGGCTTGCTGGGCGAGCGCCCAGGCGCGGATGTCGGTCATGGCGCCTGCTCCGCGAACGGGTCTTGGCCAGGCGCGAACAAGCCGTCATCGTCTGGCGCGGTCGTTTCCGCCGCGGTGGTGCGGGCGATGGCATCGTTGATCATACCGTCGAGCCGGTCGCGGTGGCTGTTCCGCGCGCGGTCCTGCGCGGCCTGCACGTCGCGTCGGGCCAGGATCGCGTCGACCGCCTCGCCGGTCAACGCGTTGGCCAGTTCCAGTTCCAACCTGTTGAGCCACTCCTCCGCTGACAAACGCGGCGGCGGTGGGGGTGCCTCTGGCGTGACCACGACCGGTGAAGCAGGCTCGGCCACGGCTTGCGGCGCGTAGGGGATGTCGCGCGCCTCTTCCGTCGAGATCAGCCCCTTCAGCACATCGGCGAAAGCGTCGCGCAGGCAGAACCCACGCGCGCGGGCCTGGAGCATTCGCCGCGGGTATTGCTGCCAGGGACCGGACTTCCCCCACAACCCGGCCTTTTTGGCGTCCGTCACGCCGAACGAGGCGCGGATCGGGTGCGGATCGTCGCGCCGGATCGCCTCGCAGTGGCACACCAGCGTCTCGCCATCGCCCTCGGACCACTCGCGGATCGAGCGGGCTTTCCCCGACGCGCGGACCAGCGCGGGCATGGCATCGCCCCAGAGCGAGGGACGACCGTTGATGACGCTGATGTTTTGCAGTGCCTGCATCGGCGCGAGGCCGATTTCCATGCCCATCATGACGGCGATCGTGATGGCGTCGGGCACGCCTTTGTAAGCTGGCGGGACCATGCCGCTGCGCGCCGCTTTTTCCGCGAACCGCTCGATTTCCTCCCACGACCGGAGGTTGACCGGCGAGGGACGCGCCTGCGCCTGGGTCAGCGCGACGACCTGATCGAGGATCTGGTCGAGGATGGGCGGCTCGGCCTCGCGCGTGGTCGCGGCAGGCGCGGCTTTGTGGAGGGTTTCGCTCATTTTGACCTCACGGTGAGAGACGGCAGCCCGGTGACCAGCGCGGCGCCGGGCACGTCGCCACCTGATTTCAGCACCGACAGCACGGTGGCCTTGTCGATCTTGCGGACATTCTCGACGTAGAGGTCGGGCACGGCGGCGGGATCGGTGATATCGGCTGACAGCACGCCTGGTCGGACGGACGCGGTCAGGTCCGGAAACTCGCGCTTCGGCCAGTCCATCGCCTGCATGATCGTCAGCGCGGTGGCGCGCATGGCGGCTACGCGGGTCGTATAGCGGGCGCGTCGGATGGCCATGTCGTCCATCATCGCCTTGAGCGCGTTGGCCTGTGCGTCGGCGTGACGGCTCGCGCGCAGCAGTCTGCCGAGGACGCTCTCGATGTCGCCTTCCTCATTGCCGAGGAGCGCCGACAGCGCGGCCTCGTCGCCCTCCAGATCCGCGTCCTGATCAAGCAGCCGGGCACGTTCCGACTGCCAGGCCACCATGGCGTTTTGCACTCGCCAGGCGGAAGGTGGTAAGTCACTCATGAGTAGGTTTCCCTTGTGTGAGTTTCGAGGTGGCCCGGCCCTCACGAAGCCGGGCCGTCCCGGTCAGTCGGTCCAACGCCGCTGAAGCGCGTCCCAACGAAAACCGATAATGGCCATGGCGATATCTGTCGGATCGTCGCACCGGCAGCTTCCGTCGTCCCGGTAATGATCCGAATGCTCCATGACGTGATGCGGGCATTGCTCCACGACCTCGTAGGGCAACCCGGTAATGTCGCGAAACCACGACTGGTCAGGCATCGGTGCGCTCCCCAAGGATGGATTCGTATTTGACGATCCGCCTCACCCCCAGCGCATCAAGAATCCGCTTGCCGGGCAGCGCGCGGCTCCGCAGCACGTCATGAGCATAGGACGAAGAGAGGCCGTGAGCCGCCGCCCAGGCCGCGATCGAGCCTGCCTGGTCGACGCGCTTCTGCATCAGAAGCAGCAATTCGGTGTCATTCATCATATGCGCCGGTTAGCGGATCGTCGGACGGCTGTCAACCACTATCCGCTGATTGTCGCGCCAGCCCTCACCCGCTGCAACGCCTCGCGGATCTGGGCCGCGGTCGGGCGCCAGCCGAGGCGGCGGTAGAGCCGATACTGAATCACGTCGAGCCGCTCGCCCATTTCCGTCAGCACGTCGAGTAGCTGGAGTGCTTCGGCGGTCCACTGTTGGCCGGTCATGCCGTGTCATACCTCGGCACGCGGATGTAGCATTGCTGCGCGTGGCTCAGACAATAGGACCGCACGATCACCGGGGCGTCGCAGAACCGCTGCGTGGGAGCCTCGTGGTGGCCCCAGAGAGGATACTGGCACCGCCGGCTGGCCGGGACATAGGCTGGCCTGATCGGCATCAGGGTGGGCCGGGGCGGCGGGTCGCCGCGCTGCGGAACACTGAACGGCGCGAAACTCCCAAGGGCGATGGGCAGGGCGGTCACTGGTTCCTCCTCTTCTTGTGTCGACGGTAGCGGCGGCAGCGTGGCCACCGGCTCAATGGGCCGGATCGGCCCACCGGAGCGCGGCAGAAGGTCGAGTTTTGCGCGCCGCCGGGTGATCGAGTCATCGCTTGTTTGGAACCGGCGACACAGGTCCATGACCCTACAGCCGCGCCGCCAATCCGCGGCGAACAGCGCGTCGGCCTCGGGACTGAGCCACGCTGGAATCACCTCACACGGGGTAAGGGGAACGACCTCGGGCTGGCCGTAGAGCGGCGATCCGACCGTGGCGACCTGGAGCGTGCGCCCGCGCCGGATGACCTGATTTTTGGTGACCTCGATCCCGCGCTCGTCGCGAAGTATTTGGGCGATTTTGCCGTAAGACACCAGCGCCTCACGCAGTTGTTTGATGCGCCGGTCCACGGTCTCATTGACCCACGTCGATTGCATACTGACCCAGTCCCAGATGTTTCTTGTAAGGGACTGGAAGTTTACCACATCACGCGGCATCGTCATCCCCCAACTCGGCCCAGGCGGCGGTCTGTTCCAGTGTTGACACGACCTTGTCGAGGTCGCGCCGCATGACCCGCAGGCTGCCGACGATCGCGGGGAAGTCTTCGATCAATTCCGCCGGGACTTCGATCGTGTACCACCGGTATTTGCACGCGTTGCACAGGCGCCGCCGCCGCACCATCCCGTGCCAGACGCGGCTGTCGATCACGGTGGACCTGAACCCGGCGCCGCAGTGCGCGCAAGGCATGCGGAGCGTGTCGGCGTGCAGCCCGGCGGGCATTCAGGCCAGCCGCCTCACCAGGTCCATCACGAGAGCCACGATCCGCTCCGGCGTCATACGCTTACTCGCGGTGTGCTTGGCGAACAGCGAAACCGCCATCGCCAGCGCGATCAACGCCACGTCATTCTTGGCCGCGAAGACCGTATCCACGAGGCTTTTGGTCACGTCCGTCACCTCGTCCTCGGTCGTCCCGGCGATCAACTGGCGCGCCATCTCGGCGATCAGCGCCGCCTCGTGGTCCCGCTTCATCGGTTGGCCCGCGCGCCCGGCGACCAGCCTCGCGGTGCCGTCGCCTGCCAGCGCGCGGGCCGACGCGGGCGGTGCTTGCTCACCCCCACGCCCTCACGCGGCGGCGGGGGCCAACCGCGCGATCCGCGACTTCCCGATTGTACACGTCGAGGCCGTGACGCAGCATCGACACTATGACCCGCGTCAGGTCGAGGTTATGGCGCGCCTGGATGCGTTCGATCTCCTCCAGAAGGTCCAGAGGTATACGAACCGATATGCGCTTGGCGAAGCGCGTCGTGTCCTTGTTGCTCATGGTCCGACCATAGCATGAGCGTGTCACGAAAAGCCCCATCCCAGACGCGACCCAGGCATGCGAAAAGCGTGGCACGATTAATCGAAAAAATGCTGGCAAAGCGTGTTCGGGCGTGGCACACCCTTGGGGCGGGAAAAACCCCGCGAAAACCGCGAAGGACGCGAGATATGACCACTTTCCAGCCGATCTCCTCAGACATGACACCCGCGCAGCGTAATGTCGCACGCGCCGCCAATTTCGCTCACTTCGCCAGCAATATGCGGGCGTGGGCCGCGCGCCAGGAAGCCCGCGCGCCGGGCCGCATGGACCACGTCGTCCTGCCCGTCCTGGAAGCGGCGGTCGCCGCCGACCGGGTTTCCGCGGCCTACGCGTCTGGCGACAAAGAGGCGGTGCTGGCCGCGCGCGTAGCGTTCGCCTTCCTCGCCCCGATGGGCAGCAACGCCGCGCACGCGATGGACTGACCCACCACCCCCCCCGGAGACACGCCATGACCAACATTCTCACGATCACCGAATTGACTCGTGTCGCCGTCGTTGACGAGACCGGCACGGTGCGCGGCTCCGATTTCGGCGCGTGCCTGACTTACGACGACGCTGAGTTACGCCACGAGTTGCGCGGCTTTGGCTCCGGCACGCTCGCGCTCTACCAGATGCCGGAGTGGCCGGAGATGACCGACGCGGAGGTCTACGCCCTGCCGAGGTCCGTCGAGGATCTGCTGGCGCATGGCGCGGTGCTGAGGCGCACCGTCACGATCGAGGCGGACGCCTGATGTCCAGCCATTACAGCGACGAAGGCTACAAAATCACCTTTCATCAACAAGGCTTCGCGTCCCGCTCCGGGGCGCGCTCGCAGGACTATTTCAACGGCCTGGACCGGGTCCTGGGTCCCGACATTCGCGACGAAGGCATCCGCTTCACGCTGATCGACCCGGCCTACCTCGACCGTGGCCGCGAGCATTACCTCACGATCTCCTACCGCGTCATCGACGCCGACTACGAGCGCCGACACGGCTCTGAGATCGAAGCGTTGCGGGCGAAGGTCGAGCAACTGGAAAACGTGATCGCGCTGATCCGCGGCCTCGTGGACGACAAACCCCTGGACCCTGATGAGGAGGACGCGTGATGGCGCTCGACCTGACATGCCCGGAGTGCGACGGCGAGGGCACCGTGCTGACGAGCCGCCACGGCGGCAACGACCCCGACACCTGGTACATCGCCTGCGAGACGTGCGGCGGCGTCGGCGAGCGGCGGATTTACTGCGACTGGATCGGCTGCGACGACCCGGCCACCGAGGCGGTGACCTTTCCGACCGGCGAGACGGAACACTATTGCGCCGCCTGCGCCGCCCAGGTCCGCGCCGACATGGCGCTGGACGAAGATGACCTGACCAGGCGAGGATTCGGCGTATGAAAACCGCCCAGGACTACGAGGCCCGCCTGATCGAGGGCAGGCTCGCCGCCGGCCTCGGCACGCTGCGGCTGATCGAGGCCTGCCACCCCGACGCCGCCGACCTGGTCGCGCTCGTCCGGAGCGATTTCGAGGCGATCCGGGAGGTGCTGTCGTGGCGCGCTGACGACCTCAAACGCATGACCGAGTGCCTCGATGGCCTGGTCGAGGACGCCCGCCTGACCGCCGAGGCGGTGGCGCGCGAGGGGCTGACCCGGCTTTGAGGACCGCCCTTGCCCTGGCGCTCCTGTGCGGCGTGGTGTGGCTCGCGGGCTTGGCGATCGCCAGGCTATGGTTGGATTCCGTGTTTTGACGCTATGGCCCCGTCCGGGGGGAAGCCAGACGGGGCCGAGGCACGAGAGCCTCACCATACCTTGCCAAGCCACGCCGAACCGCGCCCAACCACGCCAGGGCAAGCCCAACCAAGCCACGCCGCGCCAGACCCTGCCAGGCCCCGCCCCGCCATGCCCCGCCAAGCCCAACCACGCCAAGCCGCGCCATGCCCCGCCTGGCCGCGCCGGGATGGCTAGCCTAGCCGGTACCCGACCAACGCTCCAGCGAAAGTTGTCGCCAATGAAAATCGTCGCCCTGCACCGCCTCTTCGACTCCCGCGTCACCTCCATCCCGAACAGCTCCTATGTCACGCTGATGCTGAGGCTGGACGACCTCCGCGCCGCCAGCGACGAACTTGACGCGCTCGAGGAAACGCTCGCCCGGCTAGTCAGCGAAGCAGAAGCGAGACGATGAGGTTCATCTGCGCGACAACGCCTCAAGCCACGTCTCGACCTTGCCCACCGGCTCCGCAGGCCCGTCAGGCCGCGCGAGGATGCGGTAAATCTCCAGGAATTTCGCTATCTCTTCGCCCGTGACTATAGGGGCGGATGGTTGCGGTGTTTGATCAGGCATCATCGGAGGACTCCATCGAGTCGCTGCGGGCGAGGATCGCGGACCTGGAACGCGTGGCCGCGGACCTCAAACGACATAACCAAGAGTTGAGGATGGCGATAGCCGCGCTTATGGCCCCGCCCGGCGGGAAGCCGGACGGGACCGAGGCGTAAACGCCTCCCATACCATACCAAGCCTGACCAGGCCCCGCCCTGCCATGCCTCGCCGAACCCGGCCACGCCCCGCCCCGGCCCGCCCTGCCCAGCCTGGCCATGGCAAGCCCTGCCACGCCGGGCCTCGCCCCACCACGCCCCGGCAAGCCCAATCACGCCAAGCCTGACCCGGGCCAACCAAGCCACGCCCAGCCACGCCAAGCCATGCCATGCCACGCCAAGCCACACCGCGCCGCGCCGTGAATGGCTAGCCTAGCCCGCTCCTGCCCGCCGTTCCAGCGAAAATCGATGTAAAGCGCGCTTTACACTATGTCGGTCGTTTCGGTGTTTCGCGGCATAACCCACTGTTTTTGCAACGTGACGTTTTCGCGAGACGGATCACCGCCAGCGCATTAAACTCCCCCAAACATACAAGGGGAACCATCATGCGAAACCTCCTCCTCGCCACGGTCGCCGTCCTGGGCCTGTCTGTCAGTGCGAATGCGACACAAATAATCGCGTTCGGCCAGGTTTCCGACACCAACACGCTGACGGCGGTCGCGAACGGCGCGGGCACGGCCACCACGCTCTCCACCGACTCCGCCATTTCGATCACGCAACTGTTCGGCAACGCGCCGACCACCGGCTTCCTCGACCTCAACGCGACATCGATCGACGCCGCGCAAGGCATCGGTCCCGCGCTGTTGCAGCACTACAGCGGGACGTTCGCCATCACGTCGTTGGCAGGCGGCGCCGGAACTAATTTCCTTTCCGGAACGTTTTCCGACGCGGCGTTTGGTTTGGCGACCGGCGAACAATTGTCCATCAACGTCGCCAACCCGCCTGATACCCTCTCGCTCACGTCCAGCGTGATCGCGGCGGCGGATCTCGCCGCGCCGAACACCTTCACGTTGTCATTGTCCAACCTGGCGCCCGCGCTCGCCCTGGACAACGCGACCTTGGCGAGTTTCTCGGCGTCCTACAGCGGCGTGGCGTCGTCCACCACCGCCGCCCCGGAACCGGCCTCGCTGGCGCTACTGGGCGTGGGCCTCATCGGCCTGGGCGCTGTCGCCCGGCGTCGGGTACGTAAAGATACGCATGCGGGTCTCCCGGCGTGAGGGCTTACCTCCTCGCGACCGCGGCGGCGATCGGCGTCGTCGCGGGCGCGCTGTGTTCGGCCCCGGCCCATGCCGCGCTGATCACGCTGGGGCCTGACGCCGCCACCGAGGGCCTGGTCTACACGCTGGAAGCCCAGGCCACCGCCGATCCGCTCACCGAACAGTTCGCGCTGGTCATCGCGGGCGAGAACTCGATCGCCGACACGCGCGGCGGGCGCACCGGGATCAACGCCATCGCGTTTAACACGGTGTCCAAAAACAACCCCTCCAGCGGTCAGGTCGTCGGTGTTCGCGTTAACGGCGTGACGACCCTGGGCGCCAACGGGTTCAACTTCGTCCCCGGCGGGCTGGCGTCGAGCGGCTGCGACGGATCGGGTGGGTTCTACTGCTTCGACAACACGCTGATCCCGCCGACGCCGGTCGGGTTGTTGTCAGGTCCGATCGTCATCGGTTTTGAAGCCACGCTCACGTCGGGATCATGGGCGAACTACACCACCGCGCTGAAGATCGACTGGGTCGGGAGCCAGAACAACTACTCGCTGGTCTCCGAGGAAATCCCGGTGAACACGACCTGTCCGGACTGCGTGATCAATCCGGTCATCGTGGACACGCCGGAACCCATGACCTTGGCTGTTTTGGGAACGGGCCTGGCCGGTCTCGCCGTCGTCCGTCGTCGGCGGCGTTACGGTCCCTGACCGTCGCCCGCTGACTCAACCGCCGGGGACCAGACCGAGACGGCGATCGGGTTACCCGGGAAGGCGCCCCCCCAGCCCTGGCTCGGTGCGGGGGGGGCGCAATTCGTGAGGATTCCTGCCAATATCGCGGCTGCAATAATGTGTCTCATGGCGCATTATGTTGCGCCGCAGCATGAATGTCCAATGACACGGGCATGACGCGCCCGGAAATGCGCTAGACTCCGCGGGCAACCACGGGGAATCGGACCATGGCGATACTGACGGTGCAGGCGGGTGGCGACATCCAGGCGGCGATCGACCGCGCGCAGCCAGGCGATACCGTCCAGGTCGCGGCGGGATCTTACGTCAACCAGTTCCTGTCGGTGTTCAAGGACATCACGCTCATGGCGGTCGGCGGGTTCGCCGTGATGACCGAAACGATCCAGCCGCCGAACGGCAAGGCGATGATCGATGAGGGCGGCAACGTAACGATCTCGGGGTTCGATATCTCTGGCGTAACGGTGCCCGACGCCAACGGCGCAGCCGTGCGCTACGAGTCTGGCAACCTGACCCTGAACGACGTGTATTTTCACGGCAATCAGGACGGCATCCTCGGCGCGCCCGATCCGAACGGCTCGATCACGATCGATCGTTCCGAGTTCGCGTTCAATGGCGTCGGCGGTTCGGGTGGCACCCATGACATCTACATCGGCATGGTCGCCAGTTTCACGCTCACGAACAGCTACATCCATGATGCCAATCAGGGTCACGAGGTAAAGTCCCGTGCGGCCAACAATACGATCACGAATAATCGAATTTTTGATGGCAATTCTGACGCGAGTTATACTGTTGATATTCCTAATGGTGGCAATCTTACTCTGGCTGGTAATGCGATAGAGCAAGGTCCCAATTCACCTAATCAAAACATCATCGCTTACGGCGAGGAGGGTCTGGCCTACCCGTCCAACAACGTGTCGATGACCGGCAACACGATCGTCAACGATCGTTCCGGTGGCGTCGGCATCCTCAATCCAACGGGCGTTGGACTGACATCGTTCGCGGGCAATTCGGTGTTCGGCCTGGCGAATCCGTTGGGGGGCACGGTGGTCGCGCGCCCGGTGCTGGATCTGGCGCCGATCGGCTTCCTGGGCGGAACGCCACCCACGCCAGCCACGCCGCCACCGCCAGCGCCCACGCCCCCGCCGCCAGCCACACCGCCTCCCCCACCGCCACCTCCGGTTTTGACGATCGATCAGTATCATACCCTGATGCTGACCGATTTCACCGCTTACAGCGTGGCGCATCCCTCGGTGTGGCTGTCGTCCCCGGCGCTGTCGGCGATCACCTTTGAGATCACCGCGAAGACGATTCCGGTGGGCCACGTCGCGGGCGATCTTTGGAGTTAGTCGCCGGGGTGTCGCGTATCCAATTGCTGACGATGCGTCGCAACAGCTTCGCGTGATCGTCGCCGGCCTCAAACCGCGCCTCCAGGGCCGCGAGCGTGCCGGCGACGACATTGCACTGCGCTCTTTCAGGATATTTTAACACCCTTGGCATGACCATAAGATAGCCTAGCCCCTTGACCCGGTCAAAAAATTACGGCTAGGCTATCTCTCGCGGTGTGGCGCGGCGTGGTTGGCCGTGGCGCGGCGAGGCTTGGCAAGGCACGGCGGGGCGAGGCGTGGCTAGCCAGGGCGTGGCCTGGTCAGGCGAGGCGCGGCGCGGTTGGGTTCGCCGGGGCATGGTTGGGCGAGCCGAGGCAAGGCGAGCCGGGGCAAGGTTGGGCCAGCCGAGGCAAGGCGAGCCGGGGCATGGTGTGGTCTTTCACAGGGGGAATAAATGGCGAAGGTCGTACGAATAACAGATAACGTAACGAATGGCGGCAAGGAGGCGATCAACGCGGAGTTGCCGTATGTCGCGAATGTCTCGATCCGAGGGTCAGCCGATGTTCTGTTCCACAGGTGGAACGCGGAAAGCGTTGAGACCAAAGGGAAAGCCGCGAAAAACAGCGCGGCGAAGAAGACCGACGATGTCGAGTCGTATGTCTATCGCGACGAAAATGGAATGATCTGCATGCCCGGGGAATACCTGCGTGGCGCGATCATCCAGGCTTCGAAGTTCAGGCAAGATCCGCGCTCTCCAAGAAAGTCCGCCATGGATCTCTACAAGGCGGCGATCGTTTCGCTGACGCCGCTGGCGTCTTTTGGGACAAAGGACTGGGATTACGAGGACAGGCGCCGCGTTGTCATTCAGCGTGCTGGCATCAACAGAATCCGCCCGGCGATGCGGGTCGGCTGGACCTGTGACTTCAGGTTTTTGGTGACGCTACCGGAATATGTCAATCAGGATCAGTTGCACGAGGTCGTCACGCTCGCTGGCAGGATCGGCGGCGTTGGCGATTTTCGACCAACCTACGGACGGTTTAGCGTCGTGAAATACAGCGTTTCCGAGGCGTAACAGGTTCGGCGTGGCGCGCCGAGGTGGGGTGTGGCCCGGCGGGGCACGGTCCGGTTAGGCAAGGTGTGGCTTGGCGCGGCCCGCCGTGGTTAGGCGAGGCGCGGCGAGGCAGGGCGTGGTCAGGTCAGGCGAGGCGCGGCGAGGCGTGGCAGGGCCGGGCGGGGTAGGGCGCGGCGGGGCTAGGCGGGGTCCGGCGTGGCGGGGCTTGGTAGGGCGAGGCGAGGTGGGCGCGCATCCAGGTCGGGTGCGCGCCCTTTTCGTTATTATTTAGGCTCGGGCGTCGGCATCGGCGGCAGCGGCATTCCCGGCTGAAGCGAGGGGTCGACGCACACGTAGCGCCAACCGACACCGGGGATTCCACAGACCACCCAATACATCTGAGATGGCAACGAATTGTCGGGGCGCGGCGGCTGCGTCGGCAGCGTGTTGTCCGGGGTCGCGGGCTGACCCGGCAGGGTGTTGTCCGGTCCCGGCTGGCTGCCAGGAAGTCCCTGATCGGGCCGGTTGCCGCTGCCCCAGCCCCCGCCCCAGGACGGCGGACGACCGATCGGTGGCCAGATCACGCCAGGCGGCGTGGACGGTGGCGCGGGGACGATCGGATGCGCCGGGCTGGGTGGCGGAAACGTGCCAGGCGGCGGCATCGGCAACCCCTGGTCCGGGTAGGCGGGCATCCCGGGCAAAGAATTATCGATTCCCGGCTGTTCGCCCGGCAGTCCCTGGTCCGGGTGTCCGCCGTGGCGCACCTGTAGGAATCCACTGACGAAAGGCATGCTGCGTCTCCTGTTTGTTGGGGTGGCGAGCGTGGCTAGCACGCCCAGTGACGCGGCGCTCCCTCGCCCGCGTTACGGTTTGGCTCGTTCCAGAGCCTTGAGCCGCTCCTCGGCGCGGGCGATGGCCTCGCGGTGGGCGGCGTCGTTGGCCTCCAGCGCGCGGCGCACGTCCTGCACGGTCGTCCGGTTCGTGGCCATTGCGCCCTGCATGGTGGTTATTTCGCCACGCAGCACGTCGACGCGGCGCTCCAGGTGGTGCATCGAGGCGAGCCATGTGCTGGCCGCGGCGACCCCGCCGAGGATCGTGCCGGCGAGCGCGAGGAGCGTGGCGGCGATGCCGAGGTTGGCGCGTATCCAGCCTGACGGTGTGTCAGCCAGACGATCGGCCTAGTCCGCCATGACACGCCCGGCGAGGCGTCGCATGTTGGCGATCGTCTCGACCAGGGCTTCGTGTTCTTGCCGGGCGGCGGTCAGTGTTTGTTGCATGTCGCTCAGTTCCGCGCTTTTCGCCGCGAACGCCCGTTCCAGTTCCGCCATGCGTTGCGCGTTCGCCTCGCGCATGCGTTCCGCCTCGGCGTTCGCGCTGGCGATCGTGGCGTCCGCGCCCGCGCGTGCCTGGTCCAGCGCCTCGCCGCCCGCCGCTTTGGCGTCGGCCAGGATCTGTCGCGCCGCGGCCTCGTGGTCCTTCAGGTCTTTGGCGCGCGTGGCGAGAAACGTCTTGTGCGCGTCGGTGGTTTTCTGAAGTTCCTCTTTCGCCGCCGCGACCTGGATGGCGAGTTTATCGCGCGCCTCCTCGTGTTCCTTCGCGGCGTGGTCGATGCGCCCGATGGTCTGCAACGCCTCGCCCAGCGCGATGACATCGCGTTGTTTCTCAACCCAGCGGCGTACGAATTCCGCTGCTTCGCTGAAGTCCGCCATTGTCAGGTCCTCAAGGGGTTGGTGAGATGGAACAGCATCGAAATGGTCAGCGTCTGCCCGCCCGTGCCGGCGGTGGCGACCGGCTGGACGTAGACGGTGTTTTCCAGCACCGCCTGAATCGTTTCGGTCGTCATCGCGATGATCGTGCGGGTCGGGTCGTTCAGCGGCGCGTAGGTCGTACCGTTGTTCGACCCGCGCACCGCGACGGAGGCGCTAGAGAACGTGCCCGACACATGCACCGATCGATCGGAGTATTCCGGGTATGAAACCGGCTGACAGGTGTCCGCGTTGGTCAACGGCGACCACGTCACGAGCAGTGTCGATCCATCGCCCCGGCCAACCGCCGTGATCACCGGATTTATTGTCGCCATTGTTATCTCCTCATTCGTCGGCGGTAATAGTACTGCGTCTCCATGATTCCCGTGTCGTTCGCGGGCACGGTGCCGGTGGCGCTCAACACATGGTCATCCTGCGTCAGGTTGAGGTTGCCGACGATGACGCCAGGCGAGACGACCGTGCCGAACGCGGACAGCGTCTGAGGCGCCTGCGCGATCGACAACGTGCCCGTCACCAGGATCTGCCCCGCCGCCAGCAACGTCTGGGACTGTTGCGTCAGGCCCAGCGCGCCACCGACCAGCACACGCCCGACCGCCGCGAGTGTCTGCGGCTGCTGGGTCAGGCCCAGCGTGCCGGTGACGGTGACCCCGCCCGCGGCGGCGATCGTCTGTGGTGCCTGTGTGAGGCCCAGCGTGGCGCCGAGGGCCACACCGCCGGTCGCGGCCAGCGTTTGCGGCTGTTGAGTGAGGCCCAGCGTGCCGTCGACCGCGACCTTCGCGGTGCCGAACAGCGTCTGCGACGCCTGCGTGAGATTGAGCGTGCCGACGTTGCCGCTGACCGGATCAGCGACCGTGCCCGTGGCCGCGAGGGTCTGCGCGCCCTGGACCATGTAGCCGGGGTCGGAGAAAGCCCGATACGGTTTATAAGGCGGGATGAAATCGGCAATATAGCGGCACGTACCGATGGTGATCGCCAGTTCATCGATGTAGCCGTCGAAATTAGCGGACGCGCCGTCACCGGGGTCGTTGCCGATTCCGGTTATGGAGGAACTCAAATAAAATGGTGTGTTACGATAACCAAAGCCCGCGATAGAACCGTTGACAAAGGCTCTAAAGTTGGTGGCGTCTCCGGCGAGCGCGAAATGTATCCACTTCCCGATATCTGTCGACGCGAGTATGGTTAAGCCGACGAGCTGGTAGTCACTTCCGTTTGTTGTGTAGACGAAAGTAAAGGTGCCGGAATTGACGAGGGCCAATACCCATTCGTTGCCGCCTGGCCCCCATTTACCCGTGAAAATGCGGGTTCTGGCGGTGGGATCGGTGTTAAACCAGGCCCAGAATTCGATCGTGAACGGCGTAAAGCCAGGGATGTGGAAGTCACCCGGCCCGCCTATCGCCAATTGCGAGATCGTTGACGAAGGCGGGCCGAACGCCATGGACCCGGTGCCGAATTTCGCCGCGCTTCCGACATGGGCATCGCCCAGTGTCGTGATCGGCCAGTTGTTGCCGGATGCGTCGGTGAACACCGTTGTTCCGGCGGCGGCGTCCGCGTGAACCAGAAGATCCACCGGGATCGGGATGGAGGCGTTGGGGTCGCCAAGCCCTCCGCTGATACCGGAGTCGGGACCGACCGTTGCCGCCGCCGAGATCGTGTCGCTGATCTCGGTCAGCGCGAGGATCGCCGTGGGAGGCAGAAGCGGCACATCGCCCGTGGCGGCGATGGTGTGGTTGGCCTGCGCCAGCGGCGCGGCGATAGTGAAGGGCGCGGTTGGCGGGGTAAAAGCGCCACCGTAGCGAGCCACGCCCTTGGTGACCCGGACCTCGTCGAGGTAGCCGGTGAAGCCGTTCCCGGCGTTCACATGATCGCCACCGACGGTACAGGTTCCGCCATTCGCGGAGAAAAAGTCGGTGATGCTTTGTGATGCGTAGACCGCGCCGTTGATGTACATCCGCAGCATGCCGGAGGCGTCCCGGTCAGCCGCGATGTGATACCAGGTGTTGAGTGTGGGAGTGAAACCACCGGGCTGAAGAACCTTGCCGCCGTCGTAAACACCGGTCGTTGACCACAAGAACATCAGGCCGTTGTTACTGTTTCCTAACCACCATGAATCGTTGCCTTCCGGTCCCCACACGGCGGTGATTGCTTTGGTGGCGCTCCCAGGCGCCGACGTGTAATAAGCCCACGCCTCGATCGTGAACGGCGCCGATCCGAACTGAAAATCCGTGACGTTCCCGGTGTCGATGAAGGCACCGGAATCGCCGTCGAATTTCGCGCTGCCAGTCCCGAACTTCGACGCGGCGGTGGTGACCTGGGCGCTGTTGATGACCGACAACGTGTGCGCGTAAGAAGAAGCATCGGTGAATGTCGTCGAGCCGTTGGCGCCATCGGCGTGAATCAACAACACCGTGTTTGTATCTGGAGATCCTCCAACTCCTCCGGTGATGGGTGGTAGTCCGCCGCCCGCGGCGGCCAGCGTTTGCGCCGCCTGGGTGAGAGAGAGCGTGCCGTTGACTCTGACCTGACCAACGGACGACAGGGTCTGGCTGGCCTGGGTGAGCGATAGCGTGCCCAGCGCGTCGGCGACGTAATCCGCCGTGGTGATCGAGGCCGTGCCGATGCGAAAGAAGACGTTGTCGTTGTTGCTTGATCCGGCGGTGGTCTCCTGCCACTCGACCTGAAAGAACAGGTACTGGGCGTTGAGGTTGAGCGCGCCCGGCGACCAGGTGATTGAACTGTTAACGTCTGCCGTGGTGGACAGCGTGACCGTCGCGCCCACGGTGTTGGCGGTGATTTGAGTCGCGCTCGAGCCGTCCGCGTTGGCGGATCGCCAAAAGCGCATGTTGATGTGGCCGACGGCGCCGGCCGTGCTCGCGCGGATATTACAATTGAAGGTCCAGGCGGTGGCGGCGAAGGTGCCGGAGAACGGACCCGCGATGAAACTGTCGCCCGCCGTGGCGGCGCCCGTGCCGGTGCCCTTGGTCGGCCCTGACGTGCCCGCGTTGTAGGAACTGGCGACCGCGGTGTCGGAACCTGTCGTCGTGGCGCCCAAACGCCCTCGGAAGAACGCTGGCGGCGCGGTCTTGGCCGGACCCCAACCGAACGCCGAGTTGGCCGCGGTCGGCGCGGAGCCGTTAAGCTGCGTATTGCCGAAGAAGTTCGGCGTGACACCCGCCGTCCCCAGCAGCCAGATGGTCTGGACGGCCATCCGTCAGTCCACGTCGGACCACGTAAAGGTGTAAGAACAACCCGGCTTGTCGGCGATTTGCTCCGGATTATCCGGCCAGATGTTACAGCCGCTCAGGTAATAGCCGTGCTGGTTCGGTGGTTCGTGACCGATACAAAAGCCTTCGCCCTCTGGCGCCCCGGCATGCACCTCGTAAAGTGGACACATTCCCTGGACCGGCGGATCGCGCAGCATCGGATCGTCGGGCGAAAGCACGGGTGGCGGCACCATCCAAAGCAATGGCGTGCCGACGCAGCACTGGCCGCAGCGGCAGCACGAACCGGAACGAACCCACATTAGGTTGTTCTTTTCGAAGCAAGTCGCGCTCGATAACGCCGCGTCCTTTCGGCTGCCTTGGAGTTAGAATTACCCAGTCTTGGCGGCGGTGGCTCTGCAGTAATTGCTTGACCAACACTCCATCCGAGATCGTTTAGTCGCGTTGCGACGGCAGTCGGATGTTGTCCATATCGTCTAGCCCATTCGATCATTGGAAGAGTTTCCCCTTGGTATTCAATCAAACGAACATTTCTGGGCTTGCGTAGCGGCGGCGGCTCGTATCCAAGCGCCTGACCAGTTGTCCACTTGTCGCGGTCGAGGCGCATGAGGATGGTCAATCTCTTGATGCCGGTTTCAGTCGCCCAATCGGCAAGAATCATTGACCGTCCATTGTAATTGACATAGCGGTTGACGGTGGTGTTCCTCGATTGCTCAACGGGTGTCGCCCAGACACAATTGTCGGGTCCGTAATCGCCATGCACATCGCGCCGTTCGAGCGTCGTCCCTGGCGGACGAGGCCCCATATCCTCGTAGAATGCGCGAAACGCGGTTCGCCAATGCTCACACACCTTGATGCCGCGAGCGCCGTAATTTGTGTAATGATCAGACTTAGAGTTATAGCAACGGGTGAGCATGTTGCGCCACGCCATATACTCCGGCGTCCTCGACATGCCGTGAATGTCGCGGATTTTGTTCGGACGATTGTCCTGCTTCATGACCGCAAATCTCCTTCGCGATCATGATCACCTCCCCCTCAACAAATAGCAATACAGTTCTACGCATTGCCTGCTGTGACCGAGAATGAAGTTACTGTAACCGTCTGCCCGCTGGTGATGCTCTGGTTGTTCAGCACCAGATCGGTCACCGTGCTGCCCTGCACATGGCACGTCCCGGCCTGGTCGTACATGCGCCAGCAGACCGCGGTGCCGGTGCCGCTGGCCGCGACACTCCACGTCCCCGCGATGGTCGTCACCCCGCCGCTACTGGTCAGGAACGAGGCTGGCAGCACGATGGTCGCCAGCGTCCCGGTGGGTTCCGTCGCGGCGCAGTTCGCCGGTTCGGCGCCGCTATAGATGCGAAGCTGCATCGTCGCCGTACCCGAGACCGCCATTCGGGTCTGGATCTGCGACACCTGGTCGTTGCGAAGCACGGCACCGTAACGGAATGTCATGGGTCAGGCTCCCTGGTCAGCGGCGAGGAGGTAGCGCATGGGGATGTCCTTTCGTTATTCGCTAAGATCCGGATACAGAAATCGCTGCATTTCTTTCTCGGCGCGACGGTTTCGCAGATACGACGTGCCCATTTTGACGCCGATATTGCCAAAGACGGGAACCGCGTGCCCCACCACCGCATGCGCCGCCGCTTCACCGAAACGCTCGCCCATTTCCTGCATCATTGAGGTCCATGAACCTCTGGGTTTCCCGGTCTCAAGGAACATCTGCCGCTTCACATGGTCGGTTATGTTCCACAACCGATCCATCTGCGCCTCGGACAGTCCATAAGCCGGGTCCATCGGATCGCCTCGCCCCTCGATCACGTCACGCATGAAGCCGAACCATTTCGCTGGGGTTATTCGCAAATTAGCGTTTAGCAACCTCAGTCTGTTCTCTTGCAGGAAGCGCATCGCGGCGATCTCGCTCGCCGCCCTGGCGTAGTTGGCGCGATATTCCGCGAACCCCGGCGCCACGTCCTCGATGCGGTTATAGAGATCGTTCTTGATCATCGTCAGTTCGCGTTTCAGCACGCGTGCTGAACCGACCGTTTCAGTATCGCCGACTCCGTTCAACAGGTCGTTGATATGCTCACCGATGCCATAGAGCGTGTAGGGATCGGTCTTTAGATTGCCGTCCGCGTCGTAAAACTTGTCTCTCAGGGGCTGAAGTATCTTGACGACGGAATTGCGTTCCGCATGCCGTGGATCGTCCAGAAAGTCGTCCATCAGTCTGAGGGTAGACGATGGGTCCGCCGGGGGCCGTTGCGATCCCGGCTCGCCGAATACCTTTTTGATATCCGCCTGCGCCTGAAGGTCCTGCTTCTCTTCCATGCGATCGAGCGTGATCTTCGCGCCCGCCGTGTTGGCGTACTCCTCTGTTATCGCGTCAGCGGCTCTGGTCTCCCGTTCGACGTGGTGCGGGTTCGCCACCGGCTGTTGGCGGTTATAGGCCTGCTCCATGGCGACGACCGGGTCGCCCGTGACCTCGGCCAGGGTCGGGTCGGCGCCTTTGATGTAGACCGTTTTGTCGCCGGGGCGGGGTGGCGTGGCGAGCCGCTCGATCTCGCCTTGCTGGCGGATGCTGTCCGCTTCGGATGCGGTCGGCAACAGATCGGCGGCGGGTGTCCCCTCGCGCGAGGCGGCGGCGCCGACTGATCCGGTCATGTCGGGTGTGGGGACAGGCGGCGGCGCGACCGGCGATCGCGTTCCCGGGATCGGCATGGTCTGTTCTGGCGGCGGCGGCGTGATCGAGGTCGTCCGCCCGGTGAGCGGATCGGTGGTCGAGGTCGGCGGCACCATGGCCGGTCGCTCGGCTTCCTGGCGGTCGGTCTCGCGCAACAGGTCCATGATGCGCGGCAGCAGGGGTGGCGGGGTGCCGGGCGGCACCATGGCTGGCTGGTTGGCCGCGCCCGCGGCGTTTTCCCGGCGGGCGGTTATGAACGCTTCCTCGATCGTGCCGCCGTCGCGCGCCTGCACCTCGGCGGCGGTCACTGGCCTGTAGGGCACGGGTGGCGGCTCTTCTCTGCCCGCCGCGACCTCGCGCGCCTGGGCGGTCGCCGCCGTCGCCCGCGCCGTGTCCCTGGCCTCGGTGGCCGGGCCGGGCGCCGTGGCCTGGTTCACCCGCTGGTAAAGATCCGACGCCCGCGCGTCGGTAGCCGGGTCCGTATTAATCACGTCCCCCGCGGCCCTGACGGCTGTCTCGACATCGGGCGCGTCGAGAACCGGCTTGATCACGTCGGCGATGGGCGGCGGCGCCGTTCGCGCGCTCTCCGCGATGCGTTGGGCGGCGTTGACCGTCGAGGGGATGACGAGGCCGGCGACGAATCCCTCCAGCGCCGCGTCCTGGGTGCCGTCCATCAGGCCGCGCTTCGGATCGAAACTCTGCTGCGCGACGTAGTTGTTGACGACCGTGCCCAGCGTGTTGCCGGCG